ATCAAGAAGGGTGATCGTATCGCTCAACTTATTTTGGAAAGGTGTGATACACCTATGATCAAGGAAATTGGTCTTCTTGACGAGACACTCAGAGGTGATGGAGGCTTCGGATCTACTGGTCAGTAAAGTCACCTTTACAGAACCATAAATCTTCAGCTCTAGGCATAAAAAGTATGCCGTGACTCATAACCATAGACAATTTGGCTTTATTGACACTCGGGTAAGACCACAATATCCACCTTTCCCAATATTCGGCCCGGAAGAAATCTTCCCAATCTTCTTTAGAACTTTCCCTAATTTTCAACATTTCTTTCTGTATCTCATACGGATTTGTCTCTATTCGCAGCTCCTTAGGAACGATAGCACCTTTCCTAAGAAGTTGTGCACGCATAAGTCTTGGATTACCATGATCTGGATAATGTTGAAAACCCTTCTCACCAAAATCAATACTTCGTTTATTTGGTAAGGTTACTCTATATTTGTGTGTGATGGTAGGACTTGGTTGTAATACGACGTGCATTATGTTTTATACCAATAATAAATTTATGTCCATATAACACATGTACATCTTGACAATCATATTAATTACGTTTATATTGTACTATATCATAAATAACTGTATATATGACATTTCTATATATATTTCCACTAAGCGGACTCATACTGCGGGATACCCAAAAATTCAAACACAAGATGATTTTTACACATCTAAACGATGTAAAGAGTTGGCAAACTATATATCAAAACATAAGTTCGTTGGTAGATCTACATTAAATGGATTTGGAAAAACAAAGGGGTTTGTAGTGACGTTTTCTTCACGACACGAAAAACAAATTTTAGACACTTTCAAACCTATACATGAAGTGTTTAAACAAATTCAAGAACCTGGTACAAACGCTTATATATTCAATCCCGTGATTATAGAACATTCGACAAAAGAAACTGAAAGATCAATACCGTATCATTACGATATGTCATTAGATGATCAAGCCAAGACTCTGTTTGGACAAAGTTATTTACCTGTATGTGTCACTGTCATATATATACAATTACCAGAATCCTATAAAGGTGGTAAATTATGTCTAGCTGAATATGGCAGTGTAGATGATAGTGTGATAGGAATGTATAAACCTAAATTGGGGAGAAAACTCACATTTCGTGGAGATATGATGCATCACGTAGAACCTATACATTGCAAAGATGGTAAAGGTAAACGTATCAGTTTAGTATTCGAGCAATATAAACTACCAGAATCAAAATTGGCGAATATCAAATTCGATATTTGTAAAAATGATATATAAAAATATGTACTTATAATCAGTTATGATTGAATACACTTCATTCGATGGTACCATCATACGGGTGGGTGAAAATGCGAAAGAGAATGACAGACTTACAATATCAAGTGCACCGAAATACTGGTGGATGCATGTATCTGGATACTCTGGTGCTCATGTAGTCATATGCAATGAAAGTAATCCATTACCAAAGGAGACTCGTAAAGATGCTACTGTACTTGCCATACATCATAGTAATGCACCAGATACTAAGATGTCTTGTGTTGATATGGTTCGTGTAGAACAGACAGTTTGGGTGAGACAGGCGGGTAAAGTTAAATTAGAAGGAGATCTGGTGGAACTTTCAATTTTTATGAGAAGAGAGAAGGAACGCTTAGAAAGGTTATTAAAAAATCGTCGTTATATTAAATGAAACTAGCTCCTCTAGGCGTTTTCTATATATACGTACTTCGTAAACTCTATAATTTGGGTAAGAAGAAGCCACCACGGAAGAAACGTTTCGCTCCTTGGGTCTAGGTATCAAAAATAAAAGAATTATCTGGATCATAATAAATATTCTTTATGGTTTGTGGACACCCGGAGCCGGTCCAGTGGTGAATACTTTTCATCGTGACACCTTTGGGAAGTAGATGATATACAATCGCTGCCGAAATACTTTTGTTTTGGGGTCGCCCGCCACATGCACCTCCTTGATACAGATCCCTTTTTGAGATCTCACTACATAATTTCATAGCCTGTTTCCTGATTTTGATCTCACGACACTGTTGAGGAAATGAATGCTTTGAGTGAATCTTTTCAAAACACTTGTCAAGATAGTCGTCTGTAATATCTTGAAGTTTTACTTCTCTTTCAATATACTTTTCGTAATCACCATCAGATTCTTTATCATTTTTCTCCTTTTCTTTTTTTTTATATTGCTCGAGCTCTTGTTTAACTGAATCAAGCTCTTGTTCAAGCTTTGTATAATCACGAGATTTTTTCAAAAATCTCTCCTTATAATGATCTCCTCGCACGAGTGCGCTTTCTCCTTTGCGCTTCATGCTAATGACACTGAGGTTAATTTGACGTTCTTCTTTATATGTGGATCGTTGCGATGGCATAATGATAGATGTTTTTAGATAAAAATTACAAGTTTAACTTCTACTTAGGTTGATTTTAAACACCGAGCATTCCTTTTACTTTCATAACTCTGGGTACGTTCTTGATCGTCCTCTCCAACTCCTGAAAATCTTCCCAGAGACCGGCTTGTTTGATGAATTGTTGAGTTCTAGTTTTCATATTGTACATAGATTTACCTCTCAGTATACTTTTTCGGGCTGTCTCTACGGTGGTGTTATTGATACTGATCTTTTTAGAACCTAATTTCAGAGCCGTTTTTTGGACATCTGTCAGAGTCTGAGATTTCGTAACGGTTGATAACTTCTTTTCCGCCTCCTTCAACTTGTTCGTGAGGTCAGTTACCATGACTTGAAGATTGGAGACGTACGTTTTTTGTTTCTTCATTTTCAAATCATTTACCTCACTGTTACGAGTCCTGAGTTCATCACATTCCTTTTTGAGACCCAAAATGATGACTTTCTGTTTTCTAATTTTTACATCACGTGTCTGGAGTTTTTTCTTAACGACCTTGTCAATTTCAGGTCCAAGATCTATCGTGAACTTGGAAGCCTTACGGGGTCGTGAGGAAGATTTTACCATTTTACTTAAATTTTACTATTGAAACTTTAACTTAGGCACTTTAGTTTCCGAAAGCGACACCGCCCATACCATTCTTTACACGTAAAATATTGTAATTTACGGCGTACGCGCGAACCATGTTACCGTTCCTGGTGCCAGTACCCGCGAGGGATAACTTGGCAGTATCAATTCGGCTGAAATTTAGGGTTCCAGTTGGCTGGGACTTGTTCATAGTGATGCAGAAAGGCCAAGTGAAGGTGGATACAGTGCTGAGAGCATCTTGGGGGAGGACGGAGCAGTGCATCTCTGGGACAACGTTGTGGTGGAAGGCGGCGGACATATTCTCAAAGAGAGGTGTACCGTTAATGTAGAGAGTGGCGGTATCGAAAGTCCAGTTAGTAGACCACTTGTTGGTGTCAGCCTCCGAAGAAACAACGTGGACAGCCTTGACTGGGTGGTTGAAGTAGGTAAGATCAACCTCGGTATCCGCGGCACTCATGAGTTGGTGTTGAGTTTGGGTGAAGAGAATTTCGTGCTCATTGTTGGCGAAGAAATCACGTTCGGGGGTATCAAGGTACACATACGTACCAAATACCTTGACGTTGCTGGGGGCAAACGTACCATTCCTGCACTTCACCCTGATCTCCACATCGTGATATTGTAATCCGACTAGTGGGAGAGACTTAGTCCAGTCATCCGAGAAGAAAAAGGGGAGAACGTAGTGGTTCGCGGAAGTGGAAGAACCGAGGGCATTCTGGGGGCACTCGTCGAGGGTGAGAGCGCAAGAAGCCTTGGCTTGAGTATCCTTGTACAGAAGGTTATGAACACCCTGGATGTAGAGGGAATCAATCTGGGAAACCTTTTGGCCACCAACCCAAAGCTGGAACTCAGTGGTGGTGGAATCATCCTTGTCGAAGAAACCGGTATTGGCGTTACCGACGCCACCGATGTTCTCAGCCTCAATCCACACATAACTCAAGAGATCACCCTTGGTCTTGATGGGAATGGTAACCTCATTACCGCTACCGAAGGTACCGATGTAGTCGAGCCTCTCTGGCTTGATTGCGAAGTTGGTATACCTCTTGTAATTTTGTCTAAAAAACGACACCTCGGGCTGACCAGTGATGTAGACGTCCTGGACACCCACCGACACGAGGTCAATTAAAGCAGCTGACATTTATTAGTAAACGATATTAAAATTTTAGCTCGATGTATACATATCGGAATGGGTGTTGAATTTCAAGCACTCACATGGGAAACAGTTGACACGGATGAGGAGCATTTAGTGAGTATATTTGGTAAGACTGAGAATGGCAAATCTATTTGTGTAACAACTGCGTTTACACCATACTTCTTCGTCAAGCTTCCTGAACATGTCACACAACAAAAAGTCCAAGAAATCTACCGAGTTCTGGACAAAAAGAGTCCCAACTGTCTGGTTTCATATTCCATCATGAGGTCTAAGGATGTTTGGGGTTTTCAAAATAATAAGGAATTTTCCTACATGAAATTGGATTTCAAAAATCTAGCGAGCCGGCGTCGCGTTGATTATATGTTGAAGAACCCGATTCAATTCTCCTATGGTACTGAAAGATTCAAAGTTTTTGAGTCTAATATTGATCCTGTACTTCGTTTGATGCATAGAACGGGTATTCAATCAACTGGGTGGCTAAACTCTGGTGATAGTTGTGTTCGTACACACTTGGCCAAGGTGGATATTGATCTTTTCTGCAATGACTGGAAAACCCTAAAGCCCGTCGCACGTGATGATATTGCTCCATTTGTTGTGGCATCAGTTGACATTGAGTGTAACAGTTCTACTGGTAAATTCCCAGATCCAGACGTAAGAGGTGACGCGTGTTTCCAAATTGCTATTTCTTTGTGTAAATTTGGTAACGATGAACCCTACGATAAAACATGCCTTTGCTACAAAAAAACTGATACAAACCTAGAAGGTTCTACTATTATTAGTTTTGACACGGAAAGGGAGATGCTTGAGGCATTTCAGAAGTATATACATGAGAAAGATGTAGACATCATTACTGGTTGGAATATTTTTGGTTTTGATCTTAACTACATTTACACGAGGGCGTTTATGACTGGTTGTAACCCTGAATTTTTCAAGATGGGTAAATTGAAATCACAGACATGTGAGATTTCCATCAAGAAGTTGAGTTCAAGTGCTTTGGGTGATAATGTACTGAAACTGCTCCCAATGAGTGGTCGCTTCATTTTTGATTTGTTTCATGAGGTAAAGAAGGGGTACAAACTTGACAGTTACAAACTCAATGAAGTTTCCAAGCTCTATCTTGGAGATCAAAAGATTGACATGGCTCCAAAGGAAATGTTTGCTCGGTATCTAGAAGGTGATCCTGTGAAGCTACGAGAAGTTGCAGAGTACTGTATCAAGGATACACTATTGCCACACAAACTCATGAAGAAGATGTGTATCCTACTCAATCTCCTTGAGATGGCTAAAGCTACTTGGGTACCACTGTGTTTCCTTGTAGAACGGGGGCAACAGATTAAGGTCTTCTCCCAACTTACAAAGAAGGCTCGTGAAATGGGATTTATGGTACCAACCATTCGCTGGGGACAGTTACCCGAGGAACAATACGAGGGAGCAACGGTTCTAGAAGCCCAAAAGGGTGCCTATTACACTCCGATTACCGCCCTAGATTTTGAGGCTCTGTACCCGAGTATAATGATGGCTCACAACCTCTGCTACTCCTCGTATGTCATGAATGAGAAGGACTATGGCAACATACCTGGTATTGAATATGAAACGTTCAAGATTGGTGCAAAGACTTACAAGTTTGCACAAGATGTTCCTAGCCTCCTACCGGCTATCCTTCTAGAGCTTAAGCAGTTCCGTAAAAAGGCTAAGAAGGATATGGCAGCTGCGACGGGTTATATGAAGGAGGTCTACAATGGTAAACAGTTGGCATACAAAATTAGTATGAACTCAGTCTACGGATTTACTGGCGCTGGTAAGGGTATTCTTCCATGTGTACCTATTGCGTCTACTACAACCTTTAGAGGTCGCGCAATGATTGAAGAGACTAAGAACTATGTTGAAAAGAACTTCCCGGGTTCAAAGGTTAGGTATGGTGACACGGATTCGGTAATGGTTGAATTTGATGTGGGTGATCGCAAAGGTGAAGAGGCTGTTAAGTATAGTTGGGAGATTGGTGAGAGAGCTGCCGAAGAGTGCTCAGCTCTCTTCAAAAAGCCTAACAATCTAGAGCTTGAGAAGGTATACTGGCCTTATTTCTTGTACTCAAAGAAACGTTACGCTGCTAAATTGTGGACGAAGGGTAGGGATGACCAGATGCATATGGACTACATTGATATTAAGGGACTCCAAGTTGTTCGTAGAGATAATACACCCCACGTTAGGGAAGTCTGTAAGGAACTCCTAGATGTTGTACTGACCTCAAGTGACACTGGACCACCAAAAGAGCTTGCGAAGGAGCGCGCAGTTGAACTCCTCTCGGGTGATGTTCCAAATGAGAAATTGGTTTTGAGTCAATCCTTATCCGATAGTTATAAGGTTTCTGGACAATCCGTATCTATAACAAGTCCTGAGAGCTGCAATATCAATCAAGCACATGTTCAGGTTGTTAATAAGATGAGGCAACGTAAACCCGGGTCTGAACCACAATCTGGTGACCGTGTTCCATACCTACTTGTAAACACGGGTGACCCTAAAGCTAAGGCTTTTGAAAAATCAGAGGATCCAAAATATGTTGAAGAGCAAAACCTCCCAGTTGATTATAAATACTACTTCATCAATAAGTTTTTAAATCCTGTATGTGATCTACTTGATCCACTATTTGAGAACACGAAGCAGGAAATCTTTGGTGAATTGATTACCCAATGCAAACCAGCACCAAAGAAGCGTGAACCTCCCCTAAGTACTATGAAGAAAGTTGATCTGATAGAGGAATGTAAAAGACTTGGTCTAGATTTTGATGGTAAAATCACGGATCTAAAAGATCGTATAAAAAATGCTCGTGTTCAACGAGAAGAAAGTGTTGAAGACATATTTAAAAAATACGAACAAGAGATAGATAAGTCATGAGTCTTAATGAAAAAATCGCGGATCTGTTGGAGGAAGAATTGAAGCTGCGCATGGATCTTTTATTGACTGAGTACGCGGAAACGATATCTAAAAAATACCAGATATCGTTACAGCTACTTCTAAAAGATATTCCATGTGTTTCCGTAACAAGTACATGTATGGGAACAAAACCAGATGGTTCTAGATGTACTTTCAAGGGTATTCACAATGGATATTGTGGGAAACACCAAAAACAAGGTGAAAAAATTAAACAGAGATTTCACGAGACTTTCAATGGTCATACACATGGCCCAGGTCTTAGAAATGTTGCAGGGTGTCCGGCTTGTGAAAGATCTTTTTCATCGAATAGGCTTATAGATTTAGACTCCTTATTAAATAATGAGTAAATCCGATATTCTACTAACATCAATAAACAATTTTTACAGTGAAGAAGACAACCGATCCAAGTTATTGAATATACTAGACAAAACAAGTGGTATTTCATTGAGAAATCTCGAATGGTTTATCACTAATTACGCTAAGAAAAATCATACATCTTACAAGACGAGTGATGGGAAAATATTCACTGTACATTATGCTTATAAGTCTAGCTTAGATGGCTATTCAAAGAAACTTTTTGATCCTTTTTGTAGATCTCAGAAGTTTCCTTATTCAGTGCCAGGTACATCTCATGAAATTCATACGACTTTAGCACAGCTAAATTTCATCAAATGGTGTATCAAGAATAAGATTATAGATTACATCAAGGATCATAGGAGTTCCTTGTTTAATAAGCAACAGGTACTACCCGTCCCCCTTCAAATATAAATGTTTGATAGCCGGTATAATACATGTGGAGAGCATACGTATTTGACGATGTATTCACCTTGGTAGTATCTAAATTCACTTCAATATTTGTTTTGTCGGATTGAATCTCTCCGAAATCCAAGTTTCCCGATGGTTCCACGTTGATAGGATTCATCGAGAAACTGTATGTGTATATATTCCTAATAGGTCTGGATAATCTTGACCTATAGGGGATTAGATATTTGTAATAGTTGTGATTCGTGTTTGTAACATTTGGTAGTCTCGTTCCATTTATGTAAAAGCTTGCATCTTTCATAATGGGGTTGAAGAAGGTTAGCTGATCATCAAAACTGACATTCGACGAGAAGTTGAAGCGATTTTGGCAAAAGTACAACTCTTCATCATTTGTGGGAAGATCAAATACCTGTGTTTGGCCCACGTTATTGTTGAAAGTTGGAGACCCAACAACTAACCTTAAACCTTCGTCTGACATGGACATGGAGCCACCACTCCCATTTCCACCCATGTCACGATGTAATCTATCCCAAGCAGGTACATTGGATACCTGTGAATAATTATAGGCTCTCGAGCGATTTGCGGTTGGTGTACCTACGGCGACTCGTGTACCGGTATTTGAAACTGACACTGATGTACCAGATTGTTCATTGACAACTGTTCCATTAATATTTGGTCCAATTTGTATCCACGCACCACTACCACTTGTGCTATAAAAGAACACACGCGCATGTCCAGCATTTGAGCCACCGGTATCATTTTTTGGTGCACCACCAATTAGATAAAGACCGTTTTTAGAAAGATCCACGGATGTTCCAAATTCGTCACCTGTCGCAGAACCATCTAAATCAACACCTCGTTGTACCCAAGCTGTTCCATTGTACACAAAAGCTCTAATATGTCCTCTACTTGACTGATGACCAGGGGCACCCACAGCTACTACACTATCGTTACCACCACTCGTGAAAGGATCTGAGAGAGATACAGTTGAACCAAATTTATCACCACCACCAGCGCCATCTATATTTGAACCGGTTTGTTGCCACCCCGGGCCAATAGTGTATGTCCAAACCTGTACACGACCTCTATTAGTAAAACCAATCTCTGTAAAATCTGGTGCACCTATGGCAACGCGAGTACCATTACTGGATAAAGAAACCGATGTTCCAAATTTCTCACCCACAGTTCCCCCATCAATGTCATCTCCCAATTGACCCCAAGCTGTTCCATTGTATTGGTAGACTCTGACATGTCCTTTACTGCTATCGTGAATTGGTGCACCCACAGCAAGGGCTGTACCTGTGTTAGATAAAGAGACGGATGTTCCGAATAAGTCTCCGTCACCTGCGCCAATCAGGTCGGTACCTAATTGGGTCCAAGTTCCTGAGATTAGTTTGAATACCCTAACGCGACCCTTATTTTGATTGGGATTATCTATTTCTCCATCCTCAGGACTTGTATCAACTTGTAATTCATACTTGGGTTCACCTATGGCTATAGTAGTGCCATCGGGTGACAGAGCCACTGAGTATCCCGAATCATCGTTTGCGTTAGTACCTATGATGTTGGCACCTATCTGCTTAGGTTCGAGGGCCACGCTCTCATCCACGTTCTCAAACTTGGTATTTCTCAAGAACCAATGAAGACATTTCACTGGAATGTTAGGGACTAGGTTTGTACGAATCATATTTTTACCAAGTTCACTCACAGTCGTTGGATGTTTACGAACTAAATCAGTTACAACAACTTGTCTTTCATGACTGAGATAATTCCTCTCTTCGGGGTTCACTGTGATTTCCTCAGTAATAAGTTTGAAATCATCTAGAATGAGGGTATCTAATGTATCTGTGAAGAAAGATTGTTTATGAAACTCTAGTACAAACTCAATTTTCTGTTTATGTACGGCACATGTAGGGAAGTAAGGTCTATTTGGTTTATTAGTTGTGTACTCATCACTCGCGTATTTACGAGCAAAGAAGAACTGCATAGGTATCATTAAATCTGTCTCAAGTCTTGAGACAGAGTCAGTTGTAGTAGAGTCATCGAAACCAATACTTCTATTTACAAGAAATCTATTTGCTACTTTTTCAGACATTTCTAAATAAAGTTCATCGTATATAATTCCCCAATCACTCTCAATCTTTTCCATCTCTGTATCATCTACGAACATAGATACACTTTTGAGAATATGCCTTCCCAACTGATCCGCGTAGTTTCCATTTGTGATCTTAGGCATTTTTATACTCAACCACATATTGCTAAGCAAGTCGCCCATATTTTGGGGATTAAACTGAATCTTTATGGTTTGTCCAAAAGGCCAATTAGGGATTTGTCCCGGATTGATTACATTCTTACTCCTGTGATATTTTCGAAAGTCAGAATGCCTTCTTGTAGTATTCGGGTTAAAAAACGACTCCGCTGGATCCTTGCAAAGCAAGTATGTATCTTGCTTTCCAATAGCTTTAAGTGAAATTTTTGCCGCTTCACCCATACTTATCTATTGTCTACATATTTTTAATATCATTCTTCCACATACTGATAGGAGAAGTAGACTTCATAATTTCAAGTTCTGTTTTTGCCTGTTTGGACTGTGCCAAAAGCTCTCTGACACTCTCATCTGTGTACTGAACTGTCTTGATGTTTAGAAGATAGTCATAGCTTCCATTTACTTCTGGGAACAGACCAGACAATTGGTTTTCAAGATCCTGCTTTTTACGACGAAAGACCACAATGTCTCCATTGATGACCATAGACACAAAGCGAGACTTGTAGTCACACATCTTAGATTTAGCCTCAAGAACCTTGATTAGATACTCTTTCCGCTTATTGTAATATTCGCGACGGAGGGTGATAAAGTCCTTCAAGATCATCTCAGGGCTTTCGTACTTATGAATACCCTTGGTGGGATGGAATAGATGCATATTTGATGTTCGAAAAGTCTTTTGAAGTTTGAGATCCTTAACAGCATCTTTGCCATTGTAGTCTTGGATCAGGAAATCCACATTCTCGGTTGTACTGTTATTTGTGAAACCACTGATGATTTTCTTTTCAACGAGGGTATCCAGATGTTCTTTGTAATCTTGGGTCCAGCGTCCAGGTGGTAGCTCAGTCACCTTAACTGTCCTTCCAATGGTGCTCCATACACCTTGGGTCATCCATGAATCATCATCTTGCTCAAACACTTTTCCCTTGAAACCTCTGAACCAAGGCTTCATCCTTTTGATAGGGTTACCATCAAGGAAGTTGAGGATATTGTTCCGAATATCTCTGGGGTTAAATGGGGGTACATAGCAGCTGAAACCGGTGCCAATACCCTCTGTACCATTGACCAAAACCATGGGCATGGTAGGCATGTAGAACTCGGGTTCAATCGAGCGACCATCATCGTCTAGATATGTGAGAATCGCATCGTCGCGAGGGTCAAATACATTCCTCGCTTCAGGTGTCAATCGCGTGAAAATGTATCTTGTCTGGGATGCGTCTTTCCCACCCATAAGACGGGTACCAAATTGACCACAAGGTTCTAGGAGATTCAAATTGTTGGAGCCCGTATAGTCATTGGCTAACTTCACAATTGTATCAGCGAGGGATACTTCACCATGGTGGTAAGCACTCTTTTCTGCCACGTATGCAGCCAATTGAGCTACTTTCATCTCCGCAGTCAAATTCTTTTGAAAACAAGAATACATCACCTTACGCTGTGAAGGTTTGAGTCCATCACAAACGTGGGCAATAGAACGCTTCAAATCAGCGAGTGAGAAGTTCACTAGATCTTTGTGAACAAAGTCTGTGATAGCCAGTTGTTTTACTTTCCCGTAAGGTACTTCAAGTTCATTGGCTTCTTTGGCGGTACTTTCTAGAAGCCACGTCTTACGATCATCAGCCTTCTTCTTGTCAAATGCCAAGGTAATAGACTTATCAGACATTACATCTGTATTAAACTTGACGGTAAGGTCTTCAATCTTCTTGAAGTACTCCCTAGCCTCCACAGAAGTTGAGGTACCCAAACCCTTGTAGTACTTGATACGCCAACCAGATTGTCCATTTCCATACCACGCACGAAACGCAGAGTCTGTGTAGAAGGATTTACTTTGATTACCCCTAGAAGCCTTGATAATCGGTGTGACCATTGAAACGACGAATCCCAACTTGAGAAGACTGGGCCAGAAATAGTCAATCATGTTTAGGATCAGACCCTTAATGTGCGAACCATCGTTATCCGCATCAGTCATGATCATGAGACGACCATAACGAAGCTCGGATACATCTTTGTAGTCTTTTCCTTGTTGGAGACCCAAGAT